GGCAATAAATCATCTAATTTTTCGAGCGCTTCTGTAGTAACAGCGTCTTGTTTTCTTGTAAGTAATTTACCAGCATCTTTTGTTTTTGCTAGTTTTTTACCAAGAATCTCTTTAAGTTCAATAACTTCTTTTGATTGCTCTCTTATATCAGCTATTCCTGATATGTCTGTTTTCAAACGTGATCTTATTTTTCTACTGATCTCTTTTAATTTAGTGTCGCCTTTACCTGTTCTTTGAGCTCTTGTAATCGGATCTCGATATAATCCACGTGTAGAGTCAATTTCATCCATAATTTGTCTTAGACCAACAGGGTTGCGTTCACCTTTCACTCTGTCTAAAATTTCTTTGATATCAATTTTCTCTTGCTCAGTATAAATATCTTGCTTGCCCGCTTTTGCTTCAATAAGTTTTTTTTGTCTATTAACAAAAGTTCCTAAATCTAGCTCTTTCTCTGACTTTTTTAAAATTCTTGTTTCTTGTTTTTTTCTTGCACTGTTTTCTTTTAATAACTTTTGCAAACCTTCTTTTGCTTTGTTTCCTAAATTAGTAAAAGTATCTTTTGTTTTTAAAATCTTAGGATTATCCAAAGCTTTCTCTATGCTTTCTCTAGGTACAGAGCTTAAAATATTACCTGCATATGCCGTAGCTTCTTTAGTAAGTTTTTTAACTGGTGCCGCCAATGGTTTTGCTAATTTAACAGCTCTACCAATAGCTGATTCAGTTCCTGCCGCTATAGCTCCTGCCTTTAGTGCTTCTGGCAATCTTTCTTCTTCAGCTAGACCTTCTACAACTCGACTAACCCCAGTAATTCCAGCCTGCCCAGCTAAACCTATTGCAGCAAAAGGTAACGCTGCATATGGGGCAACTTTAGCAACCCCAGCAACAGCTTCTCTTGGTGTAACCGCTAACTCTTCTGGACCTAAAAACGATTCTGGGCCACCAAAGCCTTTTATAGCCTGCATTGCACTAGCTAATCTAGTAGGCTTTTGTACTATTTCTTCAGGTGCTGTTGTTATTTTTTCGTCAAACGTTACCTGTTCTGAGTATTCTGGATATTTAGCAATCATTTTATTTGCTAACTCTAAATCGTCAACATCTTTATATTGCGGATATTTACTTTTTATACTTTGTGAAAACTCAATATAGTTCATTATAAAATTCCTAGTGGGTCACGCTGTTTTAGTTCTTCTATTTTTGCAAATTGCATTTCTCTATTTTTTTGCTTTTGCTTTACAACTTCTGGGGTGTCACCTGGTTGTGGAAAATATTGTAATCGTGCATTTTCAAATTCAGATTCTGCAATAGCCGCACCTGACTCTCGTCTTAAGGCTGCGTTTATAAAATCTCTTTGTGCCTGTTCAATCTGCTTAAATCTGTCAGACTTAAACAAGTATGGAACTTTAGTGTCTAAAACAAATTGTTTTGTATTTTTGTAGTATGGATTTTTTTCAGTCTCAAATTTACTTAAAATTTTATGAGAAGCCTCAGTTCTTGCATTAAAGCGAGCTTGTTCAGGATCTTGCTCTTTTTTAATTCGATCTAAGTATAATGCGTCTTCAATTTTTTCCTGTCTTTTACGTTGATCGTCTAATAATTTTTGTTCACGCTCTATTTGTTTTTGCTCTGCATCTGCTGCTATTTTTTGCTGCTCAATCTCTGCTTTTTGCTGTAAAGCAATACCTTGCTGCTGTTCTTTTAAACCTATTGCATACTGTCGTTGCCCTGCTTGTACTAAGTTAGCACCTACTTGTGGATCAGCTCCTAACCCAACTGTAATACCTGCTAGCATGTTAGTTAGTAAATATCTTCCTTCAGGCGTTTCTTTTTGTGTATTAATAAAATCTCCAATACCTTTTAAGATTCCCATACCAGCCTCTGATATTCCGGAAGCAATTTGCGATAACGGGTTTGGGCCAGGCTGCTCAATAGGTTGGCCGCTTGCAACAAAGTCTGCTGTAATTTGATCACGACTAGGCTGCATAGATGGTTGTTGTATATTTACTTGATTTCTAGAGGCCATATTTACCAATCTCCTTCATTTGATCTATAAGTATTTCATCATCAGGCGTTAAATAATAATCCCCACTAAAATTTTTATCACCTAAAGTTCCTTCAACTGAATAGTAACCTTGCAAAGCTTTTTTTTCGGCCTCTGTTGCTAACTTACCTTTTTGTGCCTCTATTGTCTCTTGTATTTTTGCTTCATCAACTTTTTGAACTGGTCTTAATGTTGCAGCTTGTGCAGCTAACGCTTGTGCACCAGCAAATTGTTCTCTTGATCTTTGTTTTCTTAAAGCTTCTTCTAAGCCTATTTTTTCGACCTCTAAACCTAATTGCTTACCAAGTTCTCGTGCCTGCATTTGTTGTAACAATGCTGCCTCTGGACCTCTTACGCCTGCTTGAGTCTGTGCTAATTTAGCACGACGCAGTGCTTGTTGTTGTTCAGGTAATTGTTGCTCTCTTATAATTTGTTGTAAGCGACCTACTTCTTGTGGTTTACCTTCGGTAGCCGCTAAAAATTGTGCTATACCGGAGGATTCTCTTTCTTGCGCTCTCGCTAAAGCTTCTTCTTGACCTGCTTGTGTACCAGTTAATATTGCTAATTGTTGTGCAAACTGTTTTTCAGCTAATTCTTTTTGTTGTGCCATCTGTTCTTGACTTAGCCCAGCTTGCGCTGCTGTTTGTTGTTCCAATGCTTTTTGTTGTGCTTTTTGTTGTTCAGAAGCCGAATATGCAGATATTACTGCTCCTGCTGCTGCGGCTCCTATTGCTGCCCATGACATAATAATTCCTCCTTATTTTTATTTATATATTTATTACTTTGGCGATTTACTTTGTTAAATTCATCTAATAATTCTTTATCAATAAAATTATTTTCTCTATCTTCTATAATCTCTTTTTCTATTTCATCGACATCAGTTTTATTTGTTACATGAAACGTCAGCCATGTTGTGTCTTCTTCTATATATAGTAGTCGCCTTGTATTAGGTTCAGTTATTCCTGTGTGTGGGCCTTCAATATGTTCTATTTTATTGCCGTCAAAAACTTTACATTTGCCTTTAGTAACTACAAAAGGATGATTTGTTTTGTGTATTTTAGATGTCAGTAATGTGCCTGCAGGCATAAATATTTCTCGAATGTACATGCCGTCGGTAAAACGATGCGTTAAAGGCATAACTACAGGCTCGCCAGTTGCTATTATAGCCTCTGCTTTATCTATTATCTCATGCATATCTTTTTGTAATTGACTCATAATTCTTTGTTACTTATAGCCCTTCCCACTAACTTCCAACCCTTTATACTTGCCTGTGTTTGCGTAGTAATCTTAAATCGCATCCATTTACCGTAGCGATCTATATGTACAAGGCTGTAGTCTTCTTCGTCGTCCGTCGTTAAATAATAAGTTTCGTTATAGTAATCATCAGCATAAAATGCGCCAGTATACGTTATTGTTGCTGACTTGTTTTGTGTAGAATTTATTGTTGCATCTAATGTAAGCGTGTTTGAGCCTGATTTATCGTAATAAATATACAATTGTGAAAAATATTTATCATCCGTGTCTACTGCTATTTCAGGTGTCTCAAAAAATGCAGTAAGCTCTTCACCTCTATAAGATGTGTCATTGTACATCTTCTCAACTATGCCTGCGTTTTTTTGCGCTATATAAAGGTCACCACTAAGTTTACCAAAAACCCAATACTCTGGGCTATATGATGTAGTCTTAATAAAATATTTAGTCCAACCTGCAATGCGTATATCATAAACATACATAAATGTTTCTGCGATAAGATGATATTTATAATCGTGAAAAGCAGCATGTAATGGGTTGTCTCGTAGCTGGTTTGCAAAGCTATCTTTATTAAGTGCAATAGAATAATTATTTGTTCGCAAGTTATCAAATGAAGTAGCTAAATTTGTAGCAATATTACCGCTAAAAACACGAACGTCGTACAAATTAGATACAAACATAATACCACCAGGCAGTATGTCATTTTCTGGTACTCGAACAATACTAAAGCCATCTGCACATCCAACGTTACTAGTTGTTTGTTGCACCTTAGTCACAAGGCCAGAAGTGTCTGCTAAATATATATGACTTTCTGAAAAGACTACAATTTGACCATAATCTTCTATCATTCCTGTAAGTGCTGTATTGTCATTACCTACACCTGAAACATCATATACTCCTGATGTATTAAAAAATACTTCTACTTCAATCTCAGAAACATATAAATAATTTGGGCGATTTTGGTTTACTGCACCAATTAATTTTTCATCTTTAACAGTAATAAACTGTGGAGTAGGGCATGAACTGTTTGTACTTGGTATTGTTACACCTAATGAACCATCAGCAATATTATCTTGATACGTTAATGTTGTATTGTCAGTTATGGTTGTTACTAACTTTAATGTTGATCCTCCAGCTTCAGTACGATATATTTTACGTTCTGTGCAATTGCTAACGCCTACAGGAATATCTAAATCAATGCTTTTACTGCTAACAGTAACTGTATTACTAACTGTTCCTATTACAACTTCAACGCCATCAATTATATATGTCATTGCATAATAGTAAGTTCCTGTTAGACTACCTGCGACGAGTAAATCTTTAGCGGTAGGAGCACCCATTTGTTTAACGTATGTACCATCATAGACCAACGGATAGTCAAATCCATTTGATATAAATAACTTGTCATTCAATATCCCAAATGTGCATTTTTTTTGTGCGGTAAGTCCAGTGTATATAGTAGTTGGTGAACTTAAAAAATCTTTTATAATAGAACCATTTTGTATACAGATGTTTTCAGTCTGAAATTGTCCAACGCTATCTATGTATCTAAATTGTGTCATACCATCTATACGTGCAGACCCGACATTGTATTCTACACTAGGAGCCTTGATTCTTTGGCAGCCTGTAATCCCGTCATAGTTCATGTTTTCTATGTTATAAAAATAGTCTGCCGGGACAAATTTACGTCCCTTGTCGTCTCTTAAACCCTTAGACTGATAAGACTCAATAACAAAAGTCAAAGATTAACCTCCACATTGTCTAGCTCCCAGTCGTATGCATGACCAATCATTGTTCCATTAACAATCTGTCCGTAACCAGCCTGTATATCACGTTTAGCTTGTGCATAAAATGCAGCTGCGTCAATTTTATATGGCCTTGCTCTTTCCGCATCGATTTTACTTAGTAATCGATAAGCAACCATATCAACAATTGGTTCTACATGCTCATCAGGTATTTCCATTTCTTTGTCTAATTGAGCTTGTGAAATATCATCATTTCCATCAACTGTGATTTCAAAGTGCTTTTTTCTATAATACATAACTAAATTATTTTCTGTTACGGTGTCAGTGTCGCTATGCGCTGCTGCAGTTGTTCCTTCTACTCCACGAGTACAACCGGTAAACGTTGTTGATGATTTATGTGTGTATCTAATTTTTTCATTGTTTATTGTGATGCGGCCATTCAGTTCAGGAAACCCACTAGTTGAACCAACAGTTATTGTTGTCGCGCTATCACTCAATGCACCACTTAATGTTGTCGTATTAGGCGATCCACTGTTATCAGGGTAAATAGTTATTTCGTCATTCCATACACTAAAAAACCTAGGTATACCTGCATATGTACCATATGGAAACTCACTATTAACTTTATTTAAGTCTTTATAATTTAACGGGTACTTACGACCATCACGCCATATATATGTAAATCGATAAGCTTGTGATCTTATTGCGTCACTTGGTGCTGTAGCAACTCGAGTATCTAGCCCTAAAGTTGTACTAAAAATATCTTCTATTCCTTTTACTGTTGATGCATATATATCTAATGCATTTTTTAATTGTTCAACAATACGCTTATTCGTAAATAATGTATTTGCATTTTTGCCTGTAAGATCGTCTGGCATTCCTAATGCTGTATTTATTCTATCTAAAACTTCACTGACTAACATTTATCCTCCTACGCATAGTATTGTGTTGCGTTCGCTGCTATTTGTGCATCGACATAAGCTTTAACTGCTTTTGCACTTGGTATCGTGTCATCACTAGCACTAACACTGTTAAGATCAGTATCTAGCACACCAGCTTTTAAATTAGTTACAGTTAAATTACTAATTGTGGTGTTGTCTGCATTTATACTTGGTAATCGTGCTTCTGCTAATGTTCCGCTAGATATATTGCTAGCATTTGTTGTATCTACATTTGCTACATTACCAAGACCAACGTCACCTTTAACTAAACTTAGTGCTGTTTTAAATGTCGTTGCTATAGCTATATCTTCTACATCGCCAGTTCCTGCTGTCGTACGAGCTTTTACTGTTCCTGTAGCAATATGCGCCATTTTAGCGTTTGTAACGGCTTCATCAGCAATAGTTAACGCTGTGGCACCTGTAACATCACCCGTATGAGTTGCATTTGTTACTTTAGCATTATTAGCTGTTACATCAGATTCCATTGTATCTAAATCGACCGCTTGTGTAACAGTTATATGTCCTAGCTTAGTCTGCTCTGCACTTGTAATTGTTGTTGGTTTATTTAGTATATAAGCATCAGATCCTGTATCTATTACGTTCCAGTCAGACTGTACATTTACTTCTGCACCAGTTGCTATACCGGCAAGTTTTGTACGTTCCGCACTAGTAATAATTGCTCCTGAACCAGCACTTGTAACATCAGCTAATTCAGTAACATTATGTGTGCTTAAATCTGTAACATCACTTGGCTTATTAAGTATCTGTGCATCCCCACTAACAGCGTTCCAATCGGCATTTACATTTACTTCGGCTCCAGATTCTATACCGTCTAATTTAGTATTATCACTAGCTGTAAAATGCTTATTTGTAGCTGTCTCTGATATGTCATCAAGGGTTAAGCCTCTAGTTATAGCGCAATTTGTTGCATCACCAATAAAAACATTCCCTTCGTTTAAATTTGGTACGTCATTAGTACGCCCAGCACCACCTACTTTAATAGACCCAGCAGTTGGATGTACTCGCTGTACTTTTCCAATGTTTTGAATAAGCGATGACTCTGTTTTTGGTCGAGTATTTGTTAAAGTGCCAGTATCAGACACATATAAAACATCACCCAATGAAAATGAACTTGTATTTAATCCCGACAATGTTCCAAACGTAACTACATTTATAGAAGCATTTAAAGATGCTGTATTCTCTGCTAAACCAAACGCTGGCATTTTGTTAAAGTCATTAGCATCAGCAATAGCGACAACTGGTGAGTTTCCAGTTACGTCAAAACTAGATATATAGACAGGGTCGCCTTTTGTTATTGCTTCACCGGCTTTTGCTTTAAATTGCACTTCGCCTATTAATCCACCAATAAAATTATCAGCTTCGACATTTCCATTAACAGTAAGCGCTTCTCCTAATGTCGTTGTTCCAATCCCAACTTGATTATTTGTAGAATCGACATATAACGTATTTGTATCAACAGTTAAATCGCCTGATAATGTACCTGAGCCTGTTATATTTATATTTCCTGTACCTGTTATGTCACTGTTATTTAAATCTAAGTCACCGCCAAGCTGTGGTGTCGTATCGTCAACAACATCAACTAAAAAACGGCCATCTAAATCAGTAGTAACAGTCGATGCATCGTTCATAGTAGCTGTTAAAACACCGTCACCAGTGTTAAAGCCTAAAGCACTTAAAAACTTATCTGCACCAGCTGCACCTTG